GATAAAGTTTTTGACATTAGTCTAATCCTCAAATTGTCAAATAATTCAACGCGAATGTTTCATGTGAAACACTTGCATGTTATGAGGTTTTTGACTGAGTGCCCGACAGATCGGTCAGTCTTCAACCCAAATCTGTCAGGCCCATAGATGGGGTGTCCGACTCCCTATATGATATCAGTTAGTTATATAAAAGCAAACTATCCAAATCTTTGGACATAAGGCTTATCACCGCCATATTCCTTCATCATGGCTTGGATCTTGCGTTCATGATTTTGATCTACCGATCTCATCAAGTTGCCATGCTCGTCTTTCTTGAACATCTCACGCTCAATATCGTCCCAAGTAATTCCACCAGGCTGGATATGACCGTCAATAGGCAGTTTAGCAGGCGCAGTAGCATTGATTAATGCCTCTACTAGCTCAACTGACTCAGCACTATTAACCGCATAGCGTAGACGTTCGTAGGTATCACTATCAAGACTGTTCTTCATGAACTGCTCGACGGTCTTAATTCTTTCAATACCATTGTCACCAAGTTTAGCTATCTCAACTTCAGCGGAAACTTCTTCTACTGCCTCTGATTGTGCAGATAAAAGTTCCCATGCCTTATTAAAATAGTCCTGAGACATATTTGATTCGTTAGCAAAGCCAACTAACTCTTGCAATAGCTCATCATCAGAGTCAATACCGTCAGGCATTGAGTATCCGTCTTTAGGCGCACCCTTAAATGCACCAAACTTTTTCTCTAGTTCTGTGTACGCAGCAGCTTGATCCGCAACTGACTTGTATTTGTCAGCCTTGTACCACTCTGGACGTTCTCCAGTACCTTTGATCCCTTCAGTTAAGAAGTATTCGTTTTCCCCTAATTGCGGTTCAGCAGCATCTACCAAGCTCATTGGTTGCGCTTCTTCCAGGGTATCGTTTTCTACGGCCTGTTCGCTCATATTTATCTCCACGGATATTGAATGACAGCCCTTTTAGGACTGACCGTCTGATGTTTCAAACGGATTTCTACAAGTCTCCTACCCCCGTTGATTAGAGATAGGTCATTGATGTCTACCCAATCCACATGCCTCCCTTCTCGATAGCATCTGAACGCCCTGAACTTATGGAGGTACTCAAATTTATCAAATCCATATTGTTTGGCTAGGTCATGCAACCATTCAAATTTGAATTCCTTACCAATTAGGTAGGTCTTTTCATCACAGGCTATTTCTGGCCCTGTAGACTCTATTTTTCTGGTGCGTTTCTTCTTAACTTCTTCTGTCATAGTTTCTCCGCTTGCTGGATTTGATGAACAACGTAACGCATGACGCCAGACTCACCGTTATGGTAAGCAGCTTCATAATTTATGTTCTGTGCCGCAAGAGAAGTGTCGTTTTCTAAAAGAAATCGTTTGCTCATGTCCTCTAGTACCTTGATGCCATCATCAGTGCTAAAACATCGACTGTAAGCCTTGGCTAGTTCAGCTTGTTTCTGCCTGATTGCACTCTGGGCCTCTCTTGCTTTTTCCTCGTTTACTTCTAAATCATCCCAACTCATTGAACGGCCTGTAGTTGTGGTGGTTGTTGAGCAGAACCCTGCATCTCCATCTGTTTAGCTTCCGCTCCAGCTTGGATAATGCGTTGTTTCTCTGAATCGTCTCGTACTAAATCAGAACTCATGCCCGTTTTCTCAGCTACCCAAGTACCAAAGTCCTCAATCTTAAAGGCCATTTGCACTTGGTCAGGCCCAGCAGTACCTAGAACAAACTCAACCGCCTGTTGTACCGCTAGAATGTCCTCAGAATCCTGTGCTCGTGCTAGTGGTGACGTGAATTTGATCTCTACATCACGGCCATCTAGCTCAATAGGCGTGATTAAACCCCTACGGATCAGGATAGATACCACTCGTTTAAGGATTGGTATTAATACTTCAGTCTGTAATCGTCCAAATGCACTACCAATTCTCTTGGCCAGTTCTCTTGACTCGATAGCAATCTCCGTTGCAGTCCTAACTGGCCCCGCTGGGTCACGCAAGTCGTTAAACATGGCGATCTTGATGGCGTTTTGTAACTCTACGATCTCAAACTGAGCTAATGACAGGCTAGATGACGTGTCTAAACGTTGTATAGACGGGTTATTGGTGTTGTTAGAACCTACTGGAATAACAATGCCAGGCGCTATAACCATATTGTATGGATTAGTCACCCCATCGTCCGTTGCAGTGTACATTCCCGCTAGATCAATAGCGGCCTTCTGCAATACGAACTCTTTAGCTTTGTTTAATGAGCGTACATCGGGCAGGGTTTGCATTGCTGGCCCTCTACCACGTACCTCACCAGCTACTTTTGTGTACCGTCCAGTGACCCAAGGTGAAGAATTACCAAAATCTTCTACCCATGACAGCCTTTCTTCCTGTTTAACCCATAGACAACCGTAGTATTTCTTATCTTTAGGGTCATAAACCACGCCTTCAGACAGCTCAACCTCGGTATCAGGCTTGTTATCGATCATGTTCTGGACGCTATTAGAAGGTTGAAAGCCTTTCCACATCCTTTCTAACAGTCTGGCCTTAACCTTAAACCGTCTCCAGTGAGTTTCAATCGTACCGTATGGCCCTTCTTCAAAGGCTATACCTTTCTGTGGGATGCAGTTAAAGACAATCGGCATTGCATCGTCTTCTGTCTCATCAATCTTGAGCGTAGCAGTACCCACTAACAGGTCTAGTGCAGCCTCGTAGAACTGAGTGCCAAAGTTAGACCGATTGATGTAATCGAAAACAACCTCTGCTTGCTTCTCTAGGTTTTCTCTAATCTGTTTCTCGGTGACGTTAAAGTCTCCGGTCTCTAGTAGATTGAGAATCTCGTTAGATGGATTGAATGTAGCCCATCTAGCCCAGATAGGTGCGATGTTTTCTTGCAGCTTACTAGCGCCCTGCTGAATTGCAGTGAGTGATGTAGAGTCAAAGATGCGATCCATCTTTTTCTGGCCCTTGTCCTGTATTTCAAACAGGTTCCGTTGGGGCAAGAAATACTCGTACACATCCGACAGTTGATCGTGCCACATGGCCTCAGAATCAAATGCCCTGCTTTCTCGGCTCTTTAAGTCTTGGACTGAACCAAGATGCGGGGGAAGTCTCATTACATACTGCCTATCATTGAAGTCATTAATCCAGCACGAGCAGCAGCAGCACCGCCACGTCTACCAGCACCAGCCAAACCGCCTAGCATTGAGCGTCCAGCAGATCCAGCGGCACCCTTAGCACCACGAGAACCAGTAGCAGCCTCGCCTCTAGTACGTGGAGCACCACCTAACAAAGAAGCTGATCCTAACTTGCCTCTAGCTAATGCCTTGAAGCGTTGTTCTGATTCTGCAATTTCCTCATCCAGTGCGCGTTGTTGTCTTTCTGTGACTGCTACTTCTTGAGCCGTTGGTTTAGGTGCCTTTGGTTTCTTCATTTTGTTTTCTCCAGATACTTGTACAGCTGGTATGGTGTCCAGATGAACGGTCGGTTGATGCCTAGAATCTGTTTAACGTGTCCTACGCATGTATTGAGCATAAATAACGATTGCCTTGTGGTCTTACGATCGATTTTGACAATGATAACCTCCTCGATTTTATCGGGTTGTCGATCGATAGTAAACAAGTCTACATAGTGCATGGTCTTCGCATATATCAGCCATCGGCCTCGATCTGCTATGGCGATATAACAGTGCTTGATGAACGGATGCAGTAACGGCGACCACCAGTGACCGGAGTCATTCGTGAATACCACGTAAGCATTAGAAGACACTAAACCGCACCTCTGCCTGCCTTGGTTGTGGTCTATGTCCTGAGACCATTGATTCCTGCCATCCTAGTGCAAGGGTCTGTAGTGCATCGGCCCCATGCGATGCCCAGTCGTGTACTGGTGTATCACGGAACACTTGGCGCTTATCGTCATATTCCCGATGGTATGATGCGATGCAGTTATAACCGTGTTCGGCCTTCTCGTCATCGATCCAGAATCTAGGGAACATCCTACGGACTGCCTGTATGCCTTCTGCCTTCGTTCTGGGTCGCTGTACTGTTCGGAAGTTGATCCCCATCTCTCTGGCTACTTCCTTTCTGCTACGGCCTGAAGTGAGCTCCCTGACTTCGATATCATGTGGTGCTAGATGTGACCCTAGCATTACGTTGTTAGTCGTGGCGTATTGGTTGAGCCATTGAATGTAGTGCTCCATGCCCTTGGACGTGTTCTCGTAGTACCCAATCAATCGAATCTCTTTGCCCATTGCTTGGAATAGCCAGATTGACATAGCATCGGATATGCCTAGATCCCATGCTGTATGGACTTGTAGACTAGGCTCTATCGGCAATCGTCCGACTCGGCCCTGTTCCTTTGCTGCTGCTAGTTGGTCGGCATAGTATGCGCCTGGTATCTGAGCCTCGAACGATCCGTAAAACTCTTGTTGGATTAGCGCCTCATCCATGCCTTCGAGACGCTCGTTGTCTATGATGTCCGATGATATGACCGGTGATCCGTCAGCCCGCTTGGTGTCATTGACCGTTAGATTCTGGCAAAACCACTCATTACTCTTACGTGCCATCTGATACAGTGAATGGCCGTGATTCTTGCCCCGTGGTGTGTAAATGAATACAGCCCAGCCACCATTCTCAGCCAATATCGGACGTATGTAGCCCCATGCATTGGGATCGCATAGTGACCATTC